GATGTAAACGAGAATGCCACGCAGTACATCGTGGACTGGATACTGTCAAACAAGGACAGCTTCGGGGAGAAAGCCTTCGGAACGTGCCTTGGCATGATTCAGAACAAGAACGCATACATCTTCCCATCCATGCTGACGCAGGCACTCACGAAAGCAGGGTACTCATCCAGAAAGACACTGAAATACCTCGCAGATAAGGGTCTGATCGGAGTATCAGTCCTTAAGGATGGCAGCACCAAGAACTCCGTAACAAAATGGTTTAACAATCGAAACTGTCGCTTTGTGGAATTCCACCTGGGCGACCTCGCAGAGGAAAAGGACCCGTTACTGGAGGAGGAAGAAATCGCAGAGCAGATGAAACCGCAGCAGATGAGTCTGCCGGGAACAAATGACGGATGGCAGACCATACCCGATGAGGAAGCAGATAAGCTGCCGTTCAATTAGTCACAGAATTTGCGATTTAGTCACAAAAACCATGGAGCAGAAAAAATTGTGTGACTGGAAATTATGTGACCAAAATCGCTAAAAAGTTATAAATAACCTTAAAAAACCGCACACCTAAAATTAGGTGTTTAGTTAGGTGTTCGGTTAGGTGTTTAGTAAAAAAACCAGTAAAATCAAGGCTTTTAATAACATCTAAACACCTAAAACACCTAAATCACTATTTTTATTGTATTTACGGAAAATTGTGTGACTGCATGAAGGGTTAGTCACAGAAATCACTAAAAAAACATGGTGTATTTCAAAAATTAGGTGTTAGGTGTTTAGTAAACCCGATAAAGCCAGTAAAATCAAGGGTTTCACACCGCACACCTAAATGAACACGTAGGTGTGCGGTAGAAAAATGGAGCATTAGGTGTTCGGAGACAGAAAGGGTGGTGCGAATGGAAGATGAAAGCATCCAAAAGGATGAAGAAAAGCTGAAATCGCTACTGGAGACACTGAAAAAGAATGACGAGAATGTGCCAGAGGAACTCCTAAAGACCAAGTACAAGAAACCGTACCGGGAACTAAAGGATAGCATCAAGGAAGTAGCGGATCAGATCTCCGGCAGGAGAATCAGACAGGACATCGTTATAAAAAACGATGATGCCGGACAGGTTCTCATAAAGCAGATACAGGAAATGCTTGAGGAAAAACGGAGAGCCGGAACAGGCAAGGAACTCGGCAGGACACTCTACAAGGAATACAGTGTCGAGAAATTCCTACAGGTGGTGGAAGAAATCAGAATAGCAGTCTGGAATCTGTGGATACCTTACTGGCAACAACACTGTTGCTTATACGCAGCACCGGAGTGCTTCGATGAGGACGGACCGCCACCGAAGATTTATAACGATCTGACAAAAGAGTTCCTTGTAGACCAGGAACAGAACATCTGGGAGAAGAAACCAGAGTGGGAATCAGAACAGAGAATGATCATCACAGCCGGAGCGTGCCACATTCTGGCTGAGGGATTAAAGAATAAGGAGGAAGCAGATGGGATGCAAAGCAGCGATACCAACAGATGAGTACCACGGATGGGAGTGCGAAATAACAGAGGGAGCGTGTATGTTTTTACACCCAGACAGTAAAAGATGTGCCAAAGAATACGGCGAAGGACCAGATGCAGTAGAACAGGAGGAGCAAAACAATGGATAACAGACAGGCAAACATCAACAGATTTGAAGCAGAGATGACAAAGGTAACAAGAGACGGAGTGGACAAGCTGATGGCATTTATCAGAAAGAGTGATATGTACGCAGCACCTGCAAGTACCAGATTCCACCTTTCAGTGACAGGCGGACTGCTGCAGCACTCACTCAATGTACTGGATGCACTGAGGGCGAACCTCACAAAGAACGATGACGGCACATACTCATACGAGGTCGCAGGAGTTCCGGCAGCCAGAGTGACAGAGGAAAATGTAATCATCATGGCACTGCTCCATGACATCTGCAAGACCTACTTCTACACAACGGAAATCAGAAACCGCAAGGTCAATGGAAAGTGGGAGCAGTACGAAGCATTCGCAGTGGACGACAAGATTCCATACGGTCACGGAGAAAAGTCTGTAATGATGATCGAGGAATATATGAAGCTTCAGCCAGTAGAAAGATATGCAATCAGATGGCACATGGGATACACCGAAGCCGACACCTTATCATTCAACAATGCAATCGACAGATACCCGATGATCTGGGCACTTCATTCCGCAGACACACAGGCAAGTCACTTCATGGAAAACAATGAGGGGAACAAGCCGGCATACGCAGACAACGGATCAGCGGAATACGCAGATCAGCCGACCATGCAGGAGGCAACCGCCCCGGTATTTGAGGAGGCGACACCAGTATGAGCATGATGGAACTGCTGTCCCAGATGAGAGAGCGAGCCAGAGCCAAGAAGCAGCGCAAAGGAAGCCTGCCGTGGTTTTGTATCATTCTTTCGGACAAATGCGTAGAGCCGGAAAAACCCTGTACTGAGTGCAGGGTTTACGAGGAACATAAAGAAGAAATCGAAAAGGAGATGGAGAGACATGATCATCAAGATTGAAGCAGTACCGAAACTGGTAGTGGAAGATGGAGTAGAGAAAGTCGTCATGGGAGAAAACAATCAGCCAGTGTGGGATAAAGAAAGAGCACTTATCACAACCAAGGGCGGCAATTACCGCAGAATCGTCACACTCACAGACGAACTGGCGGCAGAGGTGGTAAAAGGACACCGATACTTCAATGCAGTAGAGAAAAACGGAAAACTCCACATCACAGGGAGAGTGTCCGCCAGATTTTAAGGAGGCAGACGATGACAGCAAAGAACGCAGAAGGGTATCCGGACCCAACAGCAGAGGAAGCAATCCGCCATGTAATGCGTGGCGGAAAACTGGATTATACCTCCTTCAGAACCTACGAGGAACTGCAGGACTACACCATAGAGCATAACAAGGGTATAAGCACCAGGGAAGCAGCCGACAAATTTATCCGGGAGAAGATGCCAAAGGAAAGCTACTTCCAGAAGAAAATCCTCGACTGGATAAAGGATAACGCACCAAATGCCATCGCATGGAAAGAAGCAGCCGGCCCGTACTCCAGACAGGGAATCCCGGACATTACCTGCATCATCAATGGCAGGTATTACGGATTCGAGGTCAAGCGGCCATTCATCGGGGTACTGAGTAAGATGCAGGAACAGACGATAAAGCAGATCCGCAAGGCAGGCGGTAGGGCATGGGTAGTTACTTCGGAAAAGGAAGTGGCGGAAATCCTGCTGCCGGAACTGACACAGAAATAGTAAGGGAGCAAACAAAATGAGAGTAGCAATCGAACCGAGAAAAGCAACTGACCATGGCGGATATTACTGTATGCCACTGAAGGTAAATGTGCCAACAGGACGCAAGGATTGGAAGCTGACCAAGTGCCCGGAGTGCGGTGCACAGTGTTGGGAACTGCCACTGGCAGAAGTAGCCAAGGCGCAGGGAGCAAAAGGACTCTGCACCATGTGTGCTTTAAAGAAGGGAGTGAGCGGAAGATGAATGATGATGAAAAGTGTTGCTGCGGAAACTGCCTGCACCACAGACCATCATGGGAAACAGGACATCTGAGCGGATGGCACTGTGATAACTTCATGGCAGACGCATACGGATGTGATACGGAGTACGATGATGGAGAGGAATGTCCAGATTTTGAAAGTAAGAGGTAAATAAACCATGTGGAAGATTTTCATAGAATACTATGATAAAAGCAAATTGACACTGACCGGAAAACATAAGGACATTCCGGTAGAACTGGCAAGCAAATACTACATAGAATATGTGAAAAGCAGCGTATGTAATGCCATATATCAGCAGTATCCAAAGAAAGACCATGAACCAATGCCACTGGCAACGAAGATCATGGAACTTCAGAAGGGGAAGGTAGCAACGGGAGAAGAACCATTAACACTGAGAGAATTACAGCAGATGGCAGGGCGACCAGTATGGTGTCCGGAAGCAGAGTCATATGGAATCATAAAATGTGACGACATCGGACACTGGGCAGGACAGCCATTCCTGCGAGGATCATGGTATGGCGAAAAGCATGGCTGCGGTGCGGATTTTGAGTACGACATTCAGAAAAGAAAACTGAAATGCTATAGCGTAGGCGAGGAAAAGGAAATTGCAAAACCGCTCAAGCAGAAAACAGATGCATTCGGAGATACCACGATGGTCTGCCCGAACTGCGAAAGCGCAGCCGTTATCAATCCATACAGAAAAGGCAGAGAATTATATCCGCACTGTCCATGGTGCGGGCAGAAATTAAAGGAGGCAGAGGATGAGACTGAAAAAGAAAATCAGCAGGCAGAGTAAGATATTCAAAAAGGCGATCAATGCAAAGTGGGCATTCTACTGGGCAAAGTTCATGACAGAAGCAGCGACCATCTGCAGGAAGTACACGCATGAGGTAATCGAAGGCAAGGGAACGGATCATGAATATACACACCCATCATGCGATGGCTGCCCATTCAATGTGGAGAAGTTCGGGGAGCATAAGATATGCGGGTGCATATTAAGCGGACCGGACGACTGGGATGAGCCAAAGGTAATCGGTCATATCGTCCGCACAATAATCCATGAAATGGCAGGTGGTAAGAAATGAGTGAGAACGAAATCCGTGAGTACGCACTCATGAAAGCGACATTCAAGTGGTTGCTGATCGGTATGCTATGGCAGGGATTGGAACTGTGGTTCTACGGAACAACCAGACCGAGCAACGAGGACACAATCATCGGATTTTTCCTCTGGTATTACATCGTGAGATGTGAATGCATGAAAAGGGGAGTCTGGCGGAAAGGAGGTGGAGACAATGGCAAAAGGTAAACCAAAGCGTAAGCCATTCGGGATGAATTCCAGTCTGGCGGACGCAACGCAGGTAATGAGACAGCTTCCGGTATCGGCAATGCTCTCGTCCATTGAAATGCAGATTAACATCCTGCAGGAGCGTGGAGTAGAGATACGAGACTGGGAGAACAAAGACCGGGTACTCAAGCAGGTAAGAATACTCGGCGGAAAAGCATACTTCCTTGCGGAGGACAAACCCAGGGATTAGAAAGAAGGAAAACTATGACACCAGACAGCATGGCAAATGAGGTAGAAGAACAAAAACTGCTTCTCAAACAGTACCTCGGACAATATTATTATGCCAAGATGAAAAAGAAGCAGTTGGAAGCCAGACTTCGTACTTTCAGAGAAAATATGCTCGGCACAAAGGGGATGCAATACTCCCCAGTGCCACGCAGCCAGACCAACAGCGTAGGAGACGGACCGGCAACGCAGGTCATCCGTGCGATGGAGATCGAGGACAGAATCGAATCACAGAAAGCAGAGATGGCAAAGACCATGCTGAATGTGATGAAGATCATGGATTTTTTACCAACGGATTCCACGGAACGAAGCATACTGGAATACAGACACATTGACTGTTTGAGTTGGAAGCAGGTGTGCAAGGAAGCAAACATGACAAGGACTCCTTGCAACAAATACTACAACGCAGGAATTGACAAGCTGCTTACATACAAAAAAGTACAGTCAATTTTACAGGAATTCGCCTCCTCCCAAGAACCCTCAAAGCCTTGAAATTGCTTGACTTCGGAGTAGGGGGGGGGTAGAATTGTACTGACAAAATAGCTTATTGTCAGATGATAAATTCTACCCCTTAAAAGGAGGAGCAATATGGGATTGAAAGATTACACAGATACAAAAAACGGGCCGCAATTGGCGGTATTAAAACACGCAGTCATCGGAGACAGAATCGGAGAGGTTAAGATAGAAAAAGGCTTCCTAAAATTCAAAGGAACGATGACGGACAAACATACCAAGGAAGTGCATCATTGTACCATGGCAGGATGCGACTGTGAAGATTATAAGAAAAACAAGCTGCCATGTGTGCATATGTACAAACTGGCATTGGAGTACGGAATGTACAAAGACATTCAGAAACGAGGATTTGCAGGAAAACTGGCAGGACTGAGCGATGAAGCCTTCGCCTATTTTGAAAGCGCAATGTATGGCGGATACTACGATAAAGAGAGAGACATCGAAGATGGATCATGGGAAAAGATAACTCAGAAGATTAAAAGCGAATTATCCAGAGAAGGACTACTGGAATTTCATCGTGGATATTTTGTATTTACGAACCATGTCCAGAATGAAATCATCGGGTATATCTTGGCGACTTTTTCAGACCCACGCAGTATAGAGCGTAGAAAAAATCAGTAAAAATAATCACGGAAATATCAAGCTGGAAATTTTACTGGGAAAAATTCCGCAAAAGAAAAAAAGAACATCGAAAATTCAAGCCGACTTTTGGAAACCCACATTCGGAATCCAAGGGCCGGCTTTTATTGCGTGTACAGAGCGAATCATAAATAGCAAGCCAAAAAACAGGGCACGTATACAGGGAGCGTATAGGGCCCGCATATAGCACCCCCCATATATAGGGCAGGTATTATCCACAGAAAAAAGACAGGAAAAGCACAGGGGTACAGGGGCACACCGTAGCACACACCCACAGGGGCAGGGAGAGCAGGGGCAGGACGCACCCACACACCACAGCCACAGCACCACGCAGACACACCACAGGACAGGGCAGGCAAGGTACAGGGCACACTACAGGACAGGGGCACAGCACCACACAGACGCACAGCACACAGAAGAAAGCACAAGAGAGTACACAAGAGTACATCGAGGTGTGCTATAGTAGTAGCGTGGAGCACAAGGGGACAGACCACACGGTCGCACCCAACCACTCCACTTGCTCCCCTCAGAGAGGACATGGCACAAGGCATCAGAGCCTGCGCTGTGTCCTCTTTTGCGTGCAGGCGGGGCACGGCATCGCCGTAGGTACTACCCAGACCCAAAATGCAATGCGGGGCGAGGAAGGCGCGGCTTTTTTGCCGATAAAATAAAAAAATTTTTAACCATTTCGTTACGCAAAGCGGGAAGGAGGCTTGGAAATGGACCAGAAACTGAGAACTGAACGCAGGAAACTGGCTGACTTAAAGGCAGCAGAATACAATCCAAGAAAAGCACTGACCCCGGACGATGCGGAATACCAGAAAATAAGGCGGAGCATTGAAGAATTCGGATACGTTGACCCCATCATCATAAACGAGGATGGAACTATCATAGGCGGCCATCAGAGGGCAACCGTCCTCAAAGACCTCGGATACCAGGAAGTGGACGTGGTCGTGGTGGCTCTGGACAAGCAGAGAGAGAAGGCTCTGAACATCGCACTGAATAAGATTACAGGCGAATGGGATGAAGTGAAGTTGAAAGACCTCCTGCTTGACCTCGACCTCGGAGATTACGACATATCACTGACAGGCTTCGAGCAGAACGACCTC